TTGTTACCTTATTTTTTAGTAATACTCTTATTCTTTTGAATACTGATACTATAATATCTTCATCAGCTTTATTATTATCGACAATTATCATACCACTTTTGAATAGATTATTAAATTTACCAATATTACTTTGAACGGCTTTCCACGATCTAATTACGATATCTTCTCTAACACTACGCTCACGCTCAATATTTCTTTCAAGTGCAACATCAAGAGAAGTGTTTACAAATATCATATAGCAATCATAACCTATATTCTCTAGTTGTTTTTTCTCTTTGGATACTTTATCATAATCTCTACCAGTGCCATCAATGATAAGTCCTAACCTCTGTCCAACATAACCACTGGTGGCATCACCTTTACGAGCAGATGTTACTTTCTTTGCTCTGTCACGTTCTACATCTCTTGGTTCTGTTTCATCTTCAGGCATCTTTAGAGACAAACCAGCCTGTTTCAGATAACGCTCAAATGCATCATCTGAATTAACTATCTGTAATCCAGTTCCACCAGTGGTTTTCCTGACAACGTATGATTTACCGCTGCCAGGGCCACCAGCTAGAAAAAATGCTTTAAATATGTTGGGATCGTTGAGCCCTTCCTGTAGTTCGTAGAATGTTTTCATAAGTATTCCTTATATCTTTTCCATGCCCTTTGGCTATCTGTATAACATATTTATCATCATCTGAAAGTGGTGTAATTGTCATTACTCTCTCCTGTCTCTGAAAGTTCATTTTTTTAATACGATTTTTCATTGTAGCTTTTGCCATTTTTAATTTTCCTTTGTTAATTTCAGATTATTAGTTTGGGGCGTGTTTTTAGATATATTCCTCCTTATAGGTTAGGGTAAAAATCTTCAAGTTCTTCATAAAATGTAGCTGACTTCTTTGGTTTAGGTTCAAAGTTATCTTCTGGGCCATCTAGAGAATCTTCAATTGAATCCTTTACTAGTGTCATAAGTGTTTCGTGTTTTTTATTAGAAAAATCAAAGTCATGTCTAAGCCTTTTTACAAAGAACATTCCTTTATAAAATCTATCATTCTTTTCATTCTTAGTAGTTTTAAATGCTGCACTATACGGAATATCTAATTTTACAATATCTCCAGCACTCACAACAGTATTACCATGAGTTAATATATTTACCACCAATCCTTGCTCTAATTGTACCAATTGTGAAGTTCTACGTTGCAACCAATCTTGTGCATTTGGTGCTGTATATGGTGATGTATTATTCTCAGTAATGTGTTGTGCATCTCTACCCCCAAAACTAGAAGCAGGAGTTACAAAGGTTCTGGCTGGAAAATCTGCAACCGTTCTACCTTTATCATCCACATTAAGGTGGCTGTATATTGGAAAATCTCTCTTACCCTTTTGATGATATCCTGTGATATGATGTTCATTCTGGAAATTAATGAAAATACCATACTGATACTTTTTATAGGATTTACTGAAGATATTATGCACAATAAGATTGGAGGCATATACTCCAGTTGTATAATTTACTAATGTGTCTCCAGAATCTACCATTTCAAAATCTAAAATATTTCCTAATTCTCTTTGTATATCTGGAGCCCCGCCTTTGTTAGTTCCTGTACCTTTTATATAAGATGTATATGTTTGTGCTGGACTTTGTGCATACAAACTTGATAAACTTCTAAAATGATATCCTTTTAATGTTTCAAAAAACAAATAGCTTCGGTTTCTAAAGAACTTTGATATTGATTCTCTAGTTGCCATCTTTATAATATCAAAAGGTCTTACGTTTGGTGCAACAATTCTTTTATTACCAGAAGTTGGTTCTACATAAACTTTTTTCTTACAATTAACTTCACCTAACATAATTTTTACAATGTCTGAGTAAGAACCTTTTAGTGAACGAGATACTTTAGTTCTCTGATTAATAACTAGCTCAGATGTAGTAAAGTGTAGTATATAAGCTTGTACCTTATCACTAATGTCTTTTCTACCATCTAAAGAATTTACAATAAGAACATTTTCGGTATAATCTATAATATGATCTTCATCTGTAAGAGATGGTGTTTTTATTTTTAATTTTAAATACTCTTGACCGATTATTGGGCCAATTGAAGTTAAGCCTGCAGCATCCTGTAACAATATATCTCCTGTCACAGCACCCATTGTGGTATCTTCAAAAAAAGTTATATTAATTATTGATGCTGATAAGTCTACAACCATACCAGAAGAAGTAATTAATTCTGCTTTGATTAGTTCAAAATCACCAGCGTTTTGTATTCCTGCCATTATAGTACACTTAATCCCATGAGAGTTTCAAATTCTTCTACAAATTGTTCTAAATATGCCGCATCTAATAATCTTATTTTACGTAAAGTATCTTGTCTTTCTATTTCATATTCATAGTTTGTAATCGTAGTGAGGTCTGCTTCAGAATAACCTGTAGTATCTATACCAATATTAATTTTGACTGATGTATCACCAGAAGTTTGTGCTATCTCGTAATGATGTACCGCATCTATATTTGTATATTTGTCATTGACAAACGCATTAAACTGAATACTAGCCATAGGCCATTGGTGATAACGATCTGTGATGTTATTTACAAATAAAATAACCCAATGTAATTGTGGATCATCATATAGTTTATCTGCAATCATTTCTGGTGTTTCACCATCTTTAACATCATATGTATCATACATCAAAGTATTTGTTCTTACTTTTGTTCTTAAAGCAACACGTTTTAGTAAGTTTGTAACTAGTTTAAAATCTCCATTACCTACAGAATCATATGCTATAATTGGAAAGTTTGCAAAATACATATTTAAAATCCTCGCTTGATTAATTCTTTATTCATTATCTCTATTTCAGAGAAACTTAATGAAATTGAACTTTTTTGTGGTGGTGGTGAACCATCCACAGGATCATAAGCAGTAAAACGATCTCCACCATATGTAACATCTATGCCAGTTAAAAAACAAGATGATATTTTATTAATAAATTTATTTTGCACACCTTGATTCATATATTCAATATCAAAAGTATTTGGTATCTTCATTTCTCTTTGCGAACCTTCAACAAACGCTGGCATCATATTTTCTTTGAATGAGTATATTATTCTTTCTATTGTTTTAGCTTCAGCAGCACTCTTAGGTATAAAATCAAATTTAAAAGAAAAATCTCTTCTTCCAACATTTTCAAACATCATTTCCATTTTAGGTGTAACAACTTTACCAGTTTCTAATTGTACTAATGATTTAACGCCTGGAGCAATAACATCAATTGCACCTAGTGCAGCAGTTTTAAGTCCTTCAGCGCCAGTGCTTGATAAAGAATTCACAATACTACTAAGTGCTGATGCTGTTCCACCACCAGATGAGAAAGCTGAAACGGCATCTTTACCCAACATAGCAAGTGTACCAATTTCTGAATCTTTATATCCTACTTTATAAGAAACTGATACAGAAGGTGGCATATATAAAGATATTACTACACCAGTTCTTTTCTTTTGTTTTTGAGCTATAAGTGATCTAGGTTTGTAATCGCTACTAGCAGGTCTTTCTGGTGGTATAGGAGCTCCAAAAGTTCCAAATTCATTAGCATAAGCAGTTTGAGCTTTGCGGGCGTTCGCTTCTGATTTTTCAGCTGCAACTTTGTTCTCATATGCTGAAAATGATTTATTTGTTTTGGCGCTTTCTAATTTAGCTTGAGTAAATTCATTTATACTAAACATTATGTAATGACCTTGTTGTGCATCATTACCAACATTTTCTGGATATGAATACATGGCGGTATTATACTTTCCAGTTACATCTAAAGACCCAAGTGCAGAAGTAGCACCTTCTTTAGCTGCACCAGTAAGAGAACCAACACCGCTTCTAATAGCACTACTCACTGCTGAGTTTAATCTTCCTGCTATTGTGGATCGAACGGCATTTGTAATACCTGTTAATATTGCCATGTCTAAATATCCTTGTACACTCTTACTGAAAGTATTTATACGTTATGTCATACAAAGGAAAATATAATCCAAGGAATCCAGAAAAATATAAAGGCAACCCCCACAACATAACTTATCGTTCTCTATGGGAAAGAAAGTTTATGGTGTATTGTGATAATAATAACTCCATACTTGAGTGGGGTAGTGAAGAGATAGTTATACCCTATTTATCTCCTTGGGATGGTAGAATACATCGTTATTTTCCAGATTTCTATATAAAAACTAAACAAGCTGATAACAGTATTAAGAAGTTCATTATTGAGGTTAAACCCAAAAAACAATGCTCACCACCACCAGAACAACCTAAAAGAAAAACCAGAAGTTGGTATGGAGAAGTTAAAACTTGGGGTATTAATGAAGCAAAGTGGAAACACGCAACAGAGTGGTGTAATAATAATGATATGAAGTTTAAGATATTAACAGAAGACCACCTTAATATAAAGTATAAATAGTTACATGGCACAGTCAAAATTTATACAAAGCGTTCTAGATGCAGCTAAAGGTAGACCAAAATCTACTCAATGGTACAAAGATAAAATCAAAGAGTTTGGTAAGCCAGGCGCAATGGATTTGATACGAGATGGTAAAAGAAACAATAAACCTTTTATTGGTAAGTTGAATATGTTCTTCTATGATCCTAAGTTTAAGAAGACACTTCCTTACTACGATACATTCCCATTAGTATTACCGTTAGAAGCATATTCTGATGGATTTCTTGGAATTAACTTTCATTATCTACCAATTCCATTAAGACTTAAATTATTAGATAAATTGGTTGATTATTCAAATAATACACAATTTGATGAAAGCACAAAATTAATTGTTGATTATAGAAAACTTAAAAAAATAAAACTAATACAACCAACCATACATAAATATTTGTCTGGACAAACAAAGTCGCAGTTTCGTAGAGTGGATGCAGATGAATTTATGGTGGCTGCATTGTTACCAGTACAGAGATTTAAGAAGGCTTCATCAAAAGAAGTATGGTCTGATTCTAGGGGAATGATCTAATGGCAGTTGCAAAATTTTTAGAGGGTACAGCTTTTGGTGTGATAAATGATATCTTATCTGGATTTCGTTCAAATGAAGGATATGCTATACCGAATAGGTATGAAGTTGTAATTCAACCACCAGCAAAATTAGGTGGCGGCGGTCAAGAAAATATATTTGCCAATTCAGAAAGAGGTGCTAACGTAAGAGACATATCTATGAGAGTAGAGAGTGTTGTGTTACCTGGCAGAACACTAACAACTTCTACAGAATCAAACGTGTATGGCCCAAACAGAGAAATAGTTGAAGGTGTAACATATGCAGATGATATTTCAATAGATTTTCAAGCAAGTTCTGGTTTAGATGAAAGAGTGTTCTTTGAAAATTGGCAAAAACAAGCGTTCAATGAAAAGACATGGAACATAGGCTATTATAGAGATTACGTTGGTTCTATGGAAATATATTTATTAGATAGACAAGATGTAAGACGTTATGGTTTAAAAATGTGGGAAGTATTTCCTAAAACTATAGCAGCAACTACTTTAACTGCAGCTGAAGCAACAGAAATTATTAAAACAAATGTATCTTTTACTTTTAGATACTGGACAAATATAGATCAAAACCAACAAGGCCCAGATATAATGGGTAGAATATTTGAAACTGTGATAAACTCAGCGGAGAGAAATATTTCTAGAAATATACCTAGAATATTAAATAGATTATAATAAGGATAAATAATTATGGCGTTACCTAAACTACAATCTCAAGTATTTGAGTGTGAACAACCATCAACTGGAGCTTCAATAAAATATAGACCTTTTTTAGTTAAAGAACAAAAAGTTTTAATGCTTGCACAAGAATCAGAAGATAAAAAACAAATGCAAAATGCATTAGCAAATATCATTTCTTCATGTACATTTGAAAAAATAGACCCATTTACTGTTCCCATGTTTGATGTTGAATTTTTGTTTTTAAGAATACGAGGAAAATCTGTAGGTGAAAAAGTACAATTAAACTTGTTATGTCCAGATGATAATGAGACAAGAGTTAAAACTAATCTTAATCTAGAAGATGTAGGTGTAAATCAAAAATCAGGCCATACTAATATAGTTAATGTAACTGATAAAATTAAAATTATAATGAGATATCCTACTCTTAATGATATGGTTGATTTAGATATGGAAGAAAATATTGATGGTGTAATATCTATGATAAAAAGGTGTGTTGATGAAATTCAAGATGGTGAAACTGTTCATAGTAGAATAGATATTTCTGAATCAGAATTGGATGAATTTTTAGAAAGTTTATCAGGGTCACAATTTGAAGAATTAACAAGTTTTTTCGACACCATGCCAAAAGTTTCGCACATTATGGATGTAAAAAATCCTAAAACTGAAAAGAAAGGTGAGGTTGTTTTAGAGGGATTGCAAAGTTTTTTCGAATAGCCCTCTCTCATGATTCTGTTACTAATTATTATAAAACAAATTTTGCAATGATACAACACTATAATTATAATTTGTACGATTTAGATAATATGATGCCTTGGGAGAGGGAAGTTTATATAGGACTTCTGATAGAACACTTAGAGGAACAAAAGAAGGAACAGGCTAAAAAATAATGGATATATTAACACCAACTGGTGCAGCTACAGAAATTACAGAGCTCATTCTACCTTATATTGGTATGGTGTTAATTGTTGTGTTTGGTTTTATGTTTAAAGACTTTGCTACCAAACTAAGCAAAGGTATTTCGTTTAGTATGAATAAAC